AACATGTTCGGCGGTATGATCAACGTAAAATCCAGGGTGCGATTTAACGAAAGCCACAACTCGATCGATTACGTTCACTTGTCTGTCTCCTGTGTTTGGGGCCGCAGCGGCACGGTGCAGCGGCTGAATGTGAGGATAACTCACCACGTTTCCATGTCAAGCAGAAAATGAGAAATAATCATATAAGCAATAGCATTTCGTCACATGGCGGCAAGAAGTGGTACCTAATGGTACCGAATGAACATATGGTGGTGCCAAATAAGCACGGGGTGGTGCTTATTAAGCACAGTGGTGGTGCCAAATAAGCACGCGATGGTGCCGAATAAGCACAGTGGTTCCGAATGAGCACCATGCACAAAAATGGGGTGCATGGTGGAAAATTGAAAATTCTCCAATGATATCAATGTACCATGCACCATACACTACTTTTTATCTAAGTTATGTAATAATAAGAATAAAGTATATATATTGAGAAATGGTATTATGGGGCGCGCGTGTACACATGTGTGTTTGGAGAAAACCCTATGCATGGGTGCATGGGTGCATGGTTTTGGGCAATTACTGAATTAAATCAGAGGCTTAGTCGCCATGCACCTGAATTTCGGGTGCATGGTGGTGCATGGTAAGTGCTTGAATTCGTTGACAATAGTACTGCATGGTGCGTATCGTCAAGCCTTGAACGCTGCCCCGTGCCGCGATGGGACGCAATGTCAGGGCTTGTGGGGATTGATCCAGGCGCCGATGGCGCTCTCGCTTGCTGGGAAGGAACCGAGCTCGTGGACGTTGCCGATATGCCTATCGCTATCGAGCGCAAGAAGCGGCGTGTTGATGCCGCGGCTCTTGGGGCGCTGCTGCGCCGCTATGGACCGGCCTCGATCTGGATGGAACAGGTCCATGCCATGCCAAGACAAGGCGTAGCTTCGACCTTCTCTTTTGGGATGGCCTATGGTATCGTTCTGGGGGTTGCTGGTGCGCTTTCAATCCCGCTGACTACCGTACCAGCGGCTCAATGGAAAACGAGCCTACGGGTTCCTCACGCGAAGGGCGAGGCAAGAGCGAGAGCAAGTCAATTGATCCCAAGCGGATCACAATGGTGGCAACGGGCAAAGGATGACGGCCGTGCCGAAGCGGCACTGATCGGTCTTTACGGTGTCACGAATACGCGCCAAACACATGAATGGTAAATAGTCTAATGATATCAATTAGATGCCAACACGGGTGAGCTTGAGAAATAGTGAGAATTTTGGGAAAGGCGGCGAGAACGCAAAAGCGTACGGGCGCCACTTAAACAATCGCTCTAGGGCGTTGATTTCACAGACATTAGATCGTGTTGTGGACGGCAACTGGAAGGCCGTAAAAGGCACTCATGGCCGTACTTTCGTGGATCAACTCGCGTGGCAGATGGTAGAAGATCCACTTGCAACCCTCCAATGGATCAATAATCACACACCATGCGACGAGGGCACGTTAAGCTCTCCAGCTAATGCATTGATAACAAACAACATTGGCGCTTTGTACCTCACTGCCATGCAGCGGGCAAACGAACAGCAGGAAGCCAAGATTGTCGATGCTGCTGCTTACCCCGCGCTTACCTCAGTCAAAGAAGAATGGTAAATCCTATTCAATTACAATGACTTAATCGATTGCCCCACATGTCTACCAATCATGTGTTCTTCGCCGGCTCACCGGGGTTGCGTTCAAGTGATTCGGCAACTACCCCCCCCCTTGTGGGGATCGGCCGGGCCGGTGGATTGCTGTGCCCCCGTACATCCACCCCCCTACAACCCTTTGATTTTCCTATTTCTTTCTTGATAATATCTGGGTTCCGCAGACCACCCCATCCTTCCCTTGCGGTCCCTGCCCAAAACCGTCCTGCCAAGTTTACCACACGTGTCAAGAGCCTAGGAATAAATACCTCCCCTTGCGGCTAAGTTGCGGTTTCTGCACAGAATATGCGATCTCTGGGGCCGCGATGACCGATTGGGATGCCCCTTTCCATGCCGTGGATTTCCGCCCCCTTCATGGGGCTCCTGCGGCTTTGTCCTCCGCCCGTCCCGACGAGGTTCTGACCGCTGTCGTCAGCCGGTACTTCAATGACCGCGTCTCGTTCTTTCGCGATGTCATGGGCGTCACCACCCTTGAGCTGTGGCAGGAGCGCGAATTACGTCAATTGGATCAAGGCTGTACGCGCTTGACCATCCGGTCCGGTCATGGCGTCGGCAAGACCATGTTTCTGGCCGGAACGGCCCTGCATTTCCTGCTGACGCGCTACCCCTGCAAAGTCGCGGTTACGGCGCCGTCCGCAACCCAGCTGTTCGATGCCCTTGCCGCCGAGGTCAAGCTGTGGCTCAAGCGGGTTGAGAGCCGCCAGCCCCTCTTCAAGGATGTCCTTGTTCCCGCATCCGATCGCGTCTTCATGGCGGCGGCTCCGGAGGGCTGCTTCTGCACCTACCGCACCAGCCGCAAGGAGAACCCGGAGGCGCTCCAGGGCATTCATGCGCCCCATGTTCTGTTGATCGCCGATGAAGCCTCCGGCGTTGCCGAGACGGTGTTCGAGGCTGCATCCGGATCGATGTCGACGCCTGGTGCCATCACGATCCTGGCCGGCAATCCCACCCGTGCCAATGGGTTCTTCTTCCAGACCCATACCCGCATGGCCCAGCCTCGTGGCGTGTGGCGTGCCGTCAAGGTACCATGTTCCGATTCCCGCCGCGTGGCCCCCGCCTATATCGAGGAAGAACGGGCCTTTGGCGAGGACAAAAATCGCTACCGCGTCCGGGTTCTCGGCGAGTTCCCGACCGGCGACGACGACACCCTCATTTCCCGCTCCCTGGTGGAGGCTGCCACCCGCCGCACCATCACTCCCCCGCGAAAAGAGCCGATTTACTGGGGTCTTGACGTGGCTCGGTCTCTCAACCGCGACAAGTCCAGCCTTGCCAAGCGCAAGGGGCCCGTCATCTCAGAGCCTATCATCCGATGGCAGTACGACGATGTCATGAGCCTCACGGGGGCCGTGAAAAACCAGTGGGATCAGACCCCTGAAACCCATCGGCCGGAGGCGATCTTCGTCGATGTCATCGGTGTCGGCGGCGGCGTTGCCGATCGGCTACGCGAACTCGATCTGCCGTCCATCGGGATCAATGTCGGCGAATCCAGCTCCGTTCTGGCCAAGGCCGTGCGATTGCGGGATGAATTGTGGCTCAATGTCCGGGACTGGTTCGCTACCAAGGCCGTCCAGTTTCCCGATGATCCCGCTACCATCGAGGAGCTGTGCGCCCCGACGATCGTCTACATGTCCAACGGCAATGCCAAGGTGGAATCCAAGGACGACATGCGGGCCCGGGGCGTTCTCGACGGCAATTCTCCCGATGGAGCGGACGCGGTCTGTCTGACATTTGCCCGTACCGGTGCTATAACGGCAGGGGCGATGCAGAACGCGTCTCGCAAGGGAGCGCTCCATCGCGCCAATACTCGCCGTGTGTAGGTGTACGACATGCTACTGGGGTGATGCGGCGGTCGTTGCATTACTCGGCCTGCGTCGGCTTGGCGCTGGTGCTGGCGCTGGTGTTGGCGGTGGCCCTGCAGACATTGGGGGTTGGGCCCTGGTGGGGAATTCCGATCATCGTGGTATGTTTAAGCGTAGTTCAGCTGGTGTTCTGGGTGAGGTGACGCAACGGAGGGCATAAAGAAAATGGCTGATCCCGGCAGGAAGATCGTCAATATCGCTGCTGACAATCACCGTATGTACGCCGTCTGCGACGACGGTACCCTGTGGATGCAGGGTGCGGCCGGAGGCTGGTCCGAGGTGCCGGCGCCGGCTCTTCCCGTTGCGCCGCCCGTCGAGCCGCCGCCCGAGGAACCTGTTGTGGAAGGCGCTGATGTCGCCGAGGAGAATCACACTAAAAAGAGGGCGCATCATGGGCGGTAAGAAGGTCGGCAGCTCCGCGCACCCCATCACGGATTTTGATCTCCCCATCGAGCGCGGCTCGAAGATCGAGCGCACGCCGATCGGCAAGGGCATGCGTGCCCCCGGAACCGGCAATCTCCGTGCTCCCGGTCGCATCAGAGAGGAAAATGCAGATGCCTCTGAAAAAGAGCGTAAGTAAGCCGGCCTTCAAATCCAACATCAAGGCCGAGATTGCTGCGGGAAAGCCGCCCAAGCAGGCTGTGGCGATCGCTTATGCGGTCAAGCGAAGGGCTGGAAAAGGCAAAAAATGAATGGCCGGCCTCGACGCTTCTGATCTTCTGAGCGGCGGCCGTTCCGTCGTTTCCGGCCGTGACGCCGGGTATCAGCCGCGTCAAGACAAGCCCATTCCCGACATTGCCAGCGCTCGCAAGGGCCGTGCGATGACGGACAGCGAATTCCAGGGCCTGGTTTATTCCTGGGCCACCGATGCCCGCAATTATTCCGACGAATTTCTGGCTACCGAGCGTTACAACAGCACGCTGTATTATCGCGGCCATCTTCCGGATGTGGACCTTGATGCGGCGCAGGAGGACCGTTCCAGCGCCGTCATGACGGAAGTGCGTGACACCATTCTTGGCATCATGCCGGACCTCCTGCGCATCTTCTTTTCAGCAGATGGAGTGGTGAAATTCAATCCGGTGCCAACGCCGGATCCTGTTCTCTATGCCCGCCGCTGCAAGGAGGCCGACCAGGCGACCGCCTATGTCCAGAATGTCGTCCTGAAGGTCGACAATCCCGACAGCTTCAGAACGTTCTATGATGCGTTTCAGGATGCCGCGGTGCGCAAGACCGGTTTGATCAAATGGTGGTGGGAAAAGACCCAGAAGCCGACCTATAGCTCGCACACCGGTCTTTCCGAAGAGCAGGCTCTGGCGCTTGCGGCCGATCCCGAGGTCGAGGTCATCGGTAAGCGTGCCTATCTTGATCCCACTTTCATTCCTCTGGAATCGGCCATTCCGCCGCCAATGTTCCGCAAGAGCGAGGTTGGCTTCGAGGACCGGGCTTCCGGGGAAGATCACTGTGTTGAGTGCACCCATTTCAAGCCGCCGGGTGGTTGCGAGCTTGTGGCGGGTGCGATTTCGCCTCAAAGTTGGTGTGAGCTTTATGACCGTGCCCCCGCGCAAATCCCCGCCTCTATCCCAGCCTCCCCCATCCTCCCAGTGGGAATGGCAGGAGCAGGACCCGCATCCCAACAACCAGGACCCGGAGTCCCACTTCAACAGCTTTTGGTATCGGCATCAGGAGTGGCAGCGCCGCAAGGCCTTGCTGGAGCGGCACCGGGAGTGGCAGCGCCGCAAGGCCTCGCTGCGGCAGCTCCTGGGGGCGGCAGCTCTATTCTGCCTGTCAATCCTGGCAATTCTCCTCCTCCTCCGATGGTTTATGACCTGAAGATCAAGCGGATCAAGCAGCAAGGGCGTGTTCGCATCCGGGCTGTACCGTGCGAGAACATCATCGTCGCCCGCCGCGGTGTCTCGGTCGATCGGACTTCCTTGTTCGGCATGACTGAGGACAAGACGGTCGGAGATTTCTTGGCTGAAGGGCTGATCGACGATCCCGAAGAACTCGCCGATTGCGACATGGATCCAGCCCATGACGGCGACAACTGGGAAACTCAGGCGCGACGCCCTCAGATCATGTCCTTGCAGGGGCCCGCAGACAATCCGGCGGCGGATCCGAGCATGCGGATTGTCAAATACGGAGAGCTTTACGTCACCGCGGATCGTGATGGGGACGGAATACCTGAGCTTATTCGCGTCATAACCGGAGGCATTCAGTACAAAATCCTCGACGAGGAGCCGGTCGATGACATTCCCTTCGCCGATTTCTGTCCCTATCCGGAAGCACATCAGTTCTTTGGGGAATCCATTGCTGATCTGACACGCGATATTCAACGCATCAAATCACGCATCTTGCGCGACATGCTGGACTCCCTGGCACAGTCTGTCACGCCGCAAGTGGGCGTCGTCGAGGGCCAGGTTAACCTCGACGACGTTCTCAATCCTGATACCAGCCGTGTCATCCGGATGCGCCAGCCGGGGATGGTGCAGCCTATCAATATGCCCTTCGTGGGTAAGGAGGCGATGCCGGTCCTCGACCTCATGACCCAGGTCCGGGAGAATCGCACCGGCCAGTCCGATGCCAGTGCCGGACTCGATCCTGCCGTGCTGCAGTCCTCTACCCGGGCTGCCGTTCAGGCGACGCTGACCAAGGCGCAGTCCCGTGTCGAGATGGTTGCCCGCATCTTCGCTGAAACCGGCATGCGGCGTCTTTTCAGGGGTGTTTTACGTGAAACCATAAAGCATTGCGACGAGCCCCGTGCCGTGCGGCTCAATGGAGAAGTCGCCGTCATCGATCCCCGCCATTGGAACGCGGAGATGGATGTCGAGCCGACCTTGATGCTGGGGCGCGGCTCGCAGCAGGATCAGCTGCAGTCTCTGACCGATATCCTGGCCAAGCAAGAACTTATCCTGCAGACCCTGGGGCCCAGCAATCCGATCGTCACCCTGGATCAGTATTCCTACACCTTGCGCAAGCTCGTCGAGCTGTCCGGATGGCGCAATGCCACGAGTTTCTTCAACGATATGAGCCAGATGGATCCGCAAGCCAAGCAGCAGGCCATCCAGCAGATGACTCAATCGATGGCGGCCAAGGCTCAAGGCGCCAAATCCGGTCCCGATCCGCAGATCGAGCAGGCCAAGATCGCTTCCCAGGAAAAACAGGCGCAGATGAAGCTGCAGCTGGAGCAGATGAAGGAGCAGAATTCTCTTCAGCTCGAAATCCTCAAGCTCAAGGCGCAAATGCAGATTCAGGTCTTGCAGATGCAGGCCGATCATCAGCAGGCGATGGATCAGGCGGCGGTCGACGGGCATCTGGACCGATTCAACGCCATTCTGGATGCCCATGTGGCGCATCAGGGCAACATCATGTCGAATGCCGCCAAGGTTCATGTTGCCGGGATGAACGGCAGGAACGGCAATGGAGCTTCGCAATGAAAAAGCATCCAGGATTTAAGGCTGTTGCGGCGAAGATCGGCAAGGAGAGCGGCATCCGCAATCCCGGAGCTGTTCTTGCGGCGGCGTCTCGCGGGGCTTCCAAGGCTGCGAAGAAGGCCAATCCCAGGCTCAATCGCGTCCGTGGGAAGTGATTCTTCTCCGCGCCGGCATGATTGGTCGCAGCGCAGCCGGCGCAAGGCTCATCTCCAGACCGAGCGCGTGCTTCGCGAGCTGGAGTATTTGCGGGCGCGGCTGCAGCGGCTTGATAGCCACTTTGGCTATGCCATCAGGAAAGCGCTGAAGCTACGGAATCGATTGAAATGACGCCGCAGGAATTCGCCCGTCTGAAGCGTCTCGGCAATCGGGCAGCCGAGATCAGATTGGATAGCGAATTCAAGGAGATCATCGCCTGGCTCAAGGAAGGCATCATCCGGGATTGGGCGGCGACCGTTCCCGGGGATCGCAAGCGTCGTGAACTCCTCTATCATGAGCTGATCGCCATCGGCCGGATTGAGAATCATCTCGACAAGCTGGGCGAGCAGGCCCGTGTCGAGCAGGGCAAGATCGACGTTGCGCATGCGCGACAGGAGCGCAGAGATGGCAGACAACCAGCAGGAGACGGGTTCTGAGCCTCCTCAGCAGTCGTTCACGGCCAATGCACTCGCCGACTACATCCGGCGTCTGTTTCATGTGGAGAGCGGCGGCAATCCCAATGCCGTGACGGGCTCCAATCGGGGATATGGACAGTTTGGCCCCGCGGAAGAGCGGAAATACGGCATTACTGCCGCCAATCGGGGCGACTACGGCGCGCAGGCGAATGCGGTAGTCCGGGAGTACGCTGAGAACAATGCGCGGCTTGCCAGGGTTCTCGGGCGCGCGCCGACCTTTGCGGACCACTATTTCACCCATCAGCAAGGGTCTGCGGGTGGTCCGGCATTGCTCAGCGCCGATCCCCAGACGCCGGCATGGCAGGTGATCCGACCTTTCTATTCGAGTTACGAAGGGCGCAGATCCGGCGGGGTTCCACGTTCGGCGGATTGGTGGGCGCAGAAGGCCATCACGGGCAATATCCCCAGCGATAGCCCTCTTGCCAAGCTTCCGGTTGATCAAATCTCGGCGGGCGGCATGACCGGTCTGTGGCGAGATCGTTTCAATCGCGGTCTCACCAGGGTGGGGCTTTCCGGCGAAGCCCCTCCGGTGCCGGCGGAAGCCGGTCCGGTGTCTCCGGCGCTGCAAAACGCCATGCAGCCGCAAGGTAACGCCTTGCAGTCACAGGGAAATCAGGCTGCACAAACAGCTATACCTCCCCCCTCGACATCCGCGCCGCAATCCTCGTTGCTGCCACCGGCAGGTGGAGTACAGAGCCTGCTGGCCGGTCTCGGCAGCTCGGACAACAAGGGCACCGGTACTTTCGGGGATATCGGCAAGTCGCTCATGACCGCTGCCGGCAAGACCAAGGGGCTCCCGTTTCCGGACGCCAAGCTCAAGCCGTTTGATGAAAATCTACGGCCGCTTCCGTTTAACCTGTCGAATTTCGCCGCCATGGCTCAAATCCCTAAGTTCGCGGAAGGCGGCATTGTCGATCGTCCGACCGTGGCCATGGTGGGGGAAGATGGTCCGGAGGCGATTGTGCCGCTTTCCCGGAATGCAGGAGGGCCATACTCCTACTTAGGCATGCTGGAGCAGGCCGGCCGGTTCATGCCTCCGGTTGATCTTTCTGGGCAGGCCCCGTCCACCAACATTATTCGGGATACGGTTGACCCTTTCGAGAGAGCTGCGGCTCGAACCAGGGCGCCGTATGCCCATGCCAATGAACGGGTCAGCGGATTGTTGGAGTTTCTGGATCATCTGAGGAACAGGATGATTCATAGCGGAACTGGATTTGATCGATCGAGATTGCAGCGTTGACGCTCCCCTTGCATCTGCAGTAAGTTGTGTTCGCTAGCTCAATCAGGAGGTGAGCCGGCATGTCTTTTCTTGATCCCGACGCGCAATCATCCTTGACCGATCTTGCCGGTCTCCTGACCGGTGAAAAGGCGGCAACCAGGGATGATCCTGCATCTACGCCGGGAAAGGGTGAGACCGAGACCGGCGCTTCGGCTGGTGACCAAGGCGATGCCGATCAGCCCCCCGAGGGGGAGCCCGCCGCCGCGGAAACCGAGCCCAGCGCTGAAGAACCTGCAGGCGAAGAGCCCGAGCCCGAGCCGAGTACGGAGCCGGTGTACACCGTCAGGGTTGACGGCAAGGACACTCCGGTCACCCTGAAAGAGGCTCTCGCGGGATATCAGCGCTATGCGGATTATACGCGCAAGACGACG